GAGCCAAGGCTATTGGTGATCTGTGTCCCGACTTCCGTCGAAGCATCGCCCAACGACGTTACATTGTTCGCGGCCGTCGTGGTCGTGGTCGAAAGCTGTTTCAATCCGGAATTGAATTTGTCAACATAGGTGTTTCCGGTCGTGCCGTTGATGTCCATTTTGTTTGCGCCGAGCGCGGCCGGCTGGCCTGTAAACCATTTGGATGCCGCATCCTGCGGGTTCCCGTATTTGTTGACATAGGAACCGAATTCGCCATCAAAAACCTTATCCTGCGCGGCCGGGTCGGCAAGAAACTGGCTTGGCGTCATGCGCGTGCCGGTGTATTTTTCCGACCATGACGGGATATTGTTCCCCATGACCTGATATCGGCCATATGCACGGTCTCCGCTGCTGGTGATGTTCCCAAGCGCCCCATAGTTTCCTTCGAAGCTACCGCTTTCGATCTTGGAAATAGCCTGGCGCCACGCCATAGCGTCTCCCGCGATATTGGTGCTTGCAGCCTGAGGCGCATAACCAAGCAATGAACCAAGGCCACCTGTCGTATTTGATGGTGCGGTTGACCCACCAAACAGGCTCTTGAACCATCCGGTAATGCCGCCTGTCGTTGACCCCGGAGCGGCAGGAAACCCACCTGTCGGCAAGCCCGCAACCGCGCCGTTGACCATGACCGTCGCAGCCGTAACGCTCATGGCGCTCGTGGTCATCGCCCCAGGCATACCAGCAAGCGGTGGCGCCTTCTTGCCGGACAAGGCATCGGCAAAACCACCAAGGCCGCCGATGCTTTCAAGCGTCGGAAGATTGGTTCCATAGATCGCGTTTTTCAGGGGATTGGCGATCGCCAGTTCCTTGAGCGGCGCAAGAAGCGTGTTGGCCAAATTCTGTGCGATGTCTTTTGCGCTCGCATCCATATCGCCGATCGAAGCGGTCAACTGATCGATCGCCGACATGCCAGCGTCTTGAACTGTTTTCCAACCTTCGGACATCTGATCGACTTGCAGTTTCAGGCGCGCAGCCGCAGCGGCTTCCGCCTGCAATCCGGCAACTTGCTTTTCGCTTAGATCAAGGTTTGCCGCCCTGATCTTTTGCTCTGTCTCCATTTTCGCAACGGCCAAAGCACGCTCTTGCGCCGACGCGCCGATCAGGTTCGCTTCAAGCCTCAGCAAATCCATGCTGTTGTTTTGCGACTGCACCAGATTGCGGTATGCGTCGGCCGTCTTGTTCAATTCCGCAGAAGCATTCGACCCGCCAGGAGCAGACCCCTCAAGATCGGACGGGCGACGTTCCGGAATGGGAATAGCATCCATATACGGCGCCGGATTGTACGCCTCTTTCATGGCCTTCTGCTTGGCCATCTGTGCAGCGGAATACTGATCCCAATAAGATTGGGTTTCCTTCATGGCCTCTGCCTGGCGCTTGTAAGCATCAGTCAGGGCGTTTTCGACTTCCGTCAAAGCCTTCGTATCGGTGATCAAATACCCGCGCTGGCTTGCCAAACCCTGCGCGCCCGTGGCAATGGCCGCGACACCCTCGCTGGCGGCCTGCGCCGCGCGGGTAAGCTTGTCCATTTCATTCGCGGACACGATGACGCTATCAGCGACCTTGCGCAAAGCAGGATCAGCAGTGGCGATACGGTTGACGGCTTCATAGAATTCGTCAAAGTTGGCAGTTCCAGCCTTGATGCCGGCCTCAAGCTTGCGAAGCGGTTCTTCGAAGGCGCCAAACTCATTATCGGCGAAGAACGTTTCCCCGCCAAATGTCCGCTGGTTTCGGATCGTGCCGAAAAGGTCAAGGTATGCCGCCTGAGCCTGCCGGGCCATTGCCTCGACTTGCTGCTGATTGTCTCGTGCGACTGCACCTAGAAGCGTCCGGCTTTCGCTCGCGTAATCCCGCAATCCCTCAAGCGCCACGCCATAGGCGTCCTTGATGCGGGTTATTGTGGCCTCATGTTCCTTGAGAACATCCGACGCCTTTTTGCCTTCTTCCTCTGTCGCCGTGAAATACTGATAGGCCGCGCCAGCGAGGGCGATGACGCCAATGGTCGCCAGGTTGACAGGGCTTATCACGGACGCAAACGCGCCGGTAAGGGCCGCACCGACGCCCTTTGCGCCGCCGCTCACGCCATTGAGAACGGCGCCAAGCTGCGTGCCTTGCTGCAACGCAACGGCCATCCACGATTGGCCACCCTGCAACGAAACGGCGATGTCCTGAAACTGCGCCGCCATGTTGCCGGTCTGACCGGAAAGCTTGTTCTGATTTGCGGCGAGATTGTTGGCCGCCGCCGCCGTGGCGTTGTATGCGGAAGTTGCCTTTGCCGCGCCTGCCGTCGTCTGGCTCAATGCGGCGCCGGCTGTCCTTGCTGATACGGCCTGTTTATCGATCGCGGTTGCGGCAGTTGATGCTGCGGTCCCGACTTTGGCGGATGCTGATGCAGCGGTCGCGGCGCCTGTATTCAGTCCAGACGCGGCGGCCTCTGCCTTGGTGGCAGAGACAGCCAGTTTTTCAAGCGCCGTCGCGCCTTGCAGGACTTGCGAACTGTCGACCGATAAGCCAAGGGCTGCGACTTCACCGGCCATGCATTACATCCTTTTTTCATTCTCGCGGCGTTCACGCTGGTCTTTGTGTTCGGAATTCAGCGCGCTTATAAAAGCATCGTCCATTTGCCGCAAAATTGCAATGTCACGCATGGTGATTAGTGTTCCGGTGGCTTTGGCCCATTCGAAAATGGCCCCGTAAGTGATGGCATCTGGTCCGTTATCGCCATGCCGCCGCACTGCCGATATTTCCCAAAACCATTCCCAAAACCACCGGAACATCTTGGGCGGTTTGGTCGAAGGCGTCTTATGCCCTTGGCCAAACCGCTCATTGATGTCGCGTCGCGTGTCTCCATTATGATCCGGCGTTTCATATCGGATCATGACCGATACGTGCCGGCTTAAGAGGCGTCCAACGGAGGCAAAAAATTCTCTTCCCTCGCCAAGTGCAAATCGATCTGTCGGAAGACTTTCCGATTGCCAAGCACTTGTAGCTTGTTGGCGAGATTGCAGGCAGGATCGGGCTTGCCGTTCAATGTCGAACCCTTCGCCCATTCCCAACTGACGATCGCCGCCGCATATGTCAGGTGCAAATCATGTTCGGCCTTTTCCGGCGTCCGCTCGATATCTTCAAGCTTCATGTTTTCAGCCTGGAGCTTGCGTTGGACCGCGCGAACTTCATCGCTGTCATATGGGCGAAGTTCAACGGTCAGCCCGGCAGGCCGACCGCGTGGGTCCTTGATCTCCAGCTTGGAGTTGACTGTTTCGAACTGCGATAGAAAATCCATAGTGCCTCGCTCTCTTGCGGAAACTTCGTGTTTCAGATGATGGTGGTAACCGCTTACACGGTTTCAGGGTCAACCCGGATCGGAACCTGATTGAGGCCGATCGTATATTGTTCCTTGATGAAATCGTCGCCGCCGCCGCCAGGGAAGACAGGGCCGGACACGACGCCACGCGAAAAGATAATCGTATTGGTGTAGCCGGCAGGGCCATCGGCATATTCAAGCTTGAATGCCATGTTGTCCTGATTGGTGGCGACACCGAAAGAGCGAAGAATGATCTGACCGGCATCGCTATAGATCGACGCGCATTCAACAGTCATTTCGCCGGCGTCGGCGATGCCCTTCTGCTTGTTCGTGACGCTTTCGTCCAGCGTGTTGTACGAAACGATATTCGAGCTTGACCCGAATTCGCCAAGATTGCCGACCGAGCCGACCGCCACCCATGTCAGGGCTTCATAAGCCGCGACAAGAAGATTTGCGTTCTGCGGCGTGTTGCAAACCGATAGTACCGCGCCCTTGAGCGTATTTTTATTTGCCATGCCTATGTCTCCTGCTCGAAAGCGTGCCAATGGACCGAAACAGGCACCAAGACCTTATCGGCGTCGATTATCGGGCTTGCTGCCCAAGGTTCCCCGCTCACGGTGATTTTTATGCCGCTCGTGAACAATATTTTGCCCTTGAAATGAGCCACTATTTGGCCCGCAATGTCAAGCGGCTTGACCAATCCGATACCGCGCGGCGCCACCACTGCGACTTGAAAAATGCCGCGCTTTTGCTGCGGATCATCGCCAATCGTGACGACCCGCGTCTGGTTCAGAAAGTGGTCAACCCATAGATAGGTATCGGCGCCATCATATGGGACGTTCGGCATTGCGATCGGAATGACCGGCGAGAATACCAGATCCTCAAGCCAGTCGACCAATGCCGCAAATATCTTTCCGTCCGTCGATGTCGCGCTCATTGCATCTTGCCCATTATGCCGACGATCCGTCCGCTGTGTCTGCCATCTTTATAGCAGCCGCAACGAATTCAGGAAAGCGGTCAACAGCAAGCCGCACCATCGCGCGGCCGGTCTGGTTATAGTTGCGGCCGAGACTGTCCTGTCCGACGAACCCATATTCAATGCGCCTGGCATATGCAGCCGAGAACGCGCCCGAAAGCGTGTCGCCAAGCTTGGCCGATGGAATGGCGGACGGACGGATTACGGACCGCCCCGTTTTGCCGTTGTTGGCAGGGTCGATCGAAACAGGATCGCCGATTGTCTCGACAAAGCTTGCCACGAGGTTGCCGGTGTCGATAGGCGTGTTGGCGCGCACGGCTTCGCATGTAAGCTCGAATGACTTCTTGAACACGGATTCAAGCTTGTCTCCGGTCTGGTTTGTCCAGGCGCG